TAAAAAGGATTAGAGTTTAGCCATAATTAAACTCAAAAATAAAAATTAAAAATTAAAAACTTTTTTACAGCTTTTTTCGATAATCATTAGGATAAATGAAATAAAGTTGTTATATTAATAATTATTAACCATTAAAAAAAGAAAAGAAATGGCAATTAACTTAGACGCGATTAAGGCAAAACTTAATCAATTACAAACGACGAACAACAGAACGTCAACCTTATGGAAACCTGAACCAGGTAAACAAGTAATCAGAATCGTACCTTATCAACACAATAAAGACAATCCATTCAATGAATTGTACTTTCATTATGACTTAGGTAAGAAAAACTTCCTATCACCAGTAACTCATGGTCATCCAGATCCAGTAGTAGAATTTTCTGAAAAATTAAAATCTTCTGGTAATTCAGATGAATGGAAATTAGGAAAGAAGATGGAACCTAAAATGAGAACTTATGCTCCTGTAATCGTAAGAGGTAAGGAATCAGAAGGTGTTAAATTTTGGGGATTTGGTAAATTAGTTTATCAAGAACTTTTAGGAGTTATAGCCGATCCAGATTATGGTGATATTACAGATCCAATGAATGGTAGAGATATCTTAGTTGAATTTATGCCAGCAGAAGGTGCAGGACAATTTCCAAAGACAACTATTAGAGTAAAGCCTAATCAATCAGCAATATCAGAAGATACAAATGTAGCTACGGCAGCAACTAATAGTCAACCAGATTTAAAGGATATCTTTAAAGAACCATCATATGATGAATTAAAAGAAGCTTTAGCACTTTGGTTAGATCCAGAAGCAGGAGATACAGTAGATCCAGCATCAACTGCTCCAGAAAAGGTTACGCAAGAAACAAAAACACCAGCCGGTGTTAACAAGGTAGATGATGTCGGAGCAGCATTTGACGATCTATTTAACGACTAATAAAAGTTATACATGGCAAAGAAAAGTAAAGCAGAACAAGCAGACGAGCTCGCAACCGCATTAGGTGAGAGCATCAGAACAGGCCTGAATAAGAAATTTAAGAATACTAACTATAAAGTTGCATATTTCTTAGATGGAGATACAGATTCGCCATCTGAAGTTAAAGGATGGGTAGGATCAGGGTCATCTATGTTAGATTTAGCTATAGCAAATAGACCTAATGGTGGATTTCCAGTTGGTAGAATTACTGAAATAACTGGTCTAGAAGCTTCTGGTAAATCATTATTAGCAGCACATGCATTAGCTGATACACAAAAACAAGGAGGCCTAGCAGTTTATATTGATACAGAAAACGCTGTTAGTAGAGAATTCCTTGAAGCAATTGGATTAGATTTAGAAAAAATGCTTTATGTTCCATTAGATACTATTGAAGATATCTTTGAAGCAATTGAAAGTATTGTGGAATCAGTTAGACAATCTAGTAAGGATCGATTGGTAACAATTGTAGTTGATTCTGTAATGGGAGCTTCTACAAAGATAGAGCAAGCAGCTGATTATGATAAAGATGGTTGGGCAACTTCAAAGGCAATTATTTTATCAAAAGGTATGCGTAAGATTACAAATCTACTTGGTAGACAGAAGATAGCTCTATTATTTACAAATCAACTTCGTTCAAGATTAGGAGTTGCATTTGGTGATCCATGGACAACATCTGGAGGTAAAGCAATACCATTTCACTCATCAGTACGGTTACGATTGAAATCAGTAGGACAGATCAAAGTTAAGAAGGATGGCGTTGATCAAACTGTTGGTATCAAAACTAGGTGCCAAGTTATTAAAAATAGAATGGGACCACCTTTAAAGACTATCGATTATGATATTTACTTTGAAAGTGGTATAGATAATTTTGGTGGCTGGTTAAATGTTATGAAACAACATAAATTGGTGAGTACAGCAGGTGCGTGGTATACATATACAAAAGCTGATGGTACAGAGGTAAAATTCTTATCAAAAGACTTTAAAGGCAAGCTAGACGCCGATCCAGAATTGAAGGATGAAATATATAAAGGTATATGTGACGCGTATATATTAACATATAAACCTGGTGATAATATTGGAATTGATGATGTTGAAATTGAAGAAGACTTTGTAGGTGAAGAATCATAAACAACTTCAGAAATTTTTCCAAGACGTTGTCAAGGAACATCAAGAAGGTAGACCATCGGATATTAATAGTAAGATATTGATACTCGATGGTCTTAATACCTTTATTAGAGTATTCTCTGCAGTTCCTGCATTGAATGATAATGGAGACCATATTGGAGGAGTTACTGGATTTTTAAGATCCTTAGCAGCCAATATTCGGTTATTAAAACCAACCCGAGTTATTATTTGTTTTGATGGTAAGGGTGGTTCTAAACGTAGGAAGAAGATGTTTCCGGATTATAAAGCAAATAGAGCTGTTAAGACTGCATTTAACAGATATAAAGAATTTGCAACATTAACGGATGAATCTGATTCTATGAAAAGACAGTTTGGTAGATTAATAGAATACCTAAATTGTTTACCGGTTACAATGCTATCAGTTGATAATATTGAAGCTGATGATGCAATAGCATATATTGCAAATGAAGTATATACAAAGCCAACTCAAACAGTACAAATTGTATCTACTGATAGAGACTTCTTACAATTAGTAAACAATAGAATTTCTGTTTGGAGTCCAATTAAAAAGAAAATGTATAATCCAAGATTAATGCAAGAAGAATTTGGAATTAATGCTTCTAACTATTTATTATATAGAACATTCCTAGGAGATAAATCTGATAACATACCAGGTGTTAAAGGAGTTGCATTAAAATCACTTAAGAAATTCTTTCCGATGGTTACAGAAAATAGAGAAATAGAGATTCCTGAGATTATAAAACATGCCGAAGATGGTGCAAAAGAAGGTCGCTACAAAATCTATAAGTCCGTGGTAGAATCTAAGGACCAGGTAGACTTGAACCATAATCTTATGCAACTTAAAGAGGTTGATATTTCAGGATCTATTAAGATGATGATACATGATATGGTTACAGGCCCAGTAGATAAATTAAATACATTCCAGTTTAAAAAGATGTTCATGGCTGATAAGATGTATACAATTATAAAAGACTTAGATTCTTGGTTGGCGACATCATTTAATACTCTTAACGCATATATTCAGATGCGAAAAGATTAGGTTATTAGAAAAAAAATTATTATATTAAAGTATGACAGATAGATTAAGTTCGTACGGTTACGCATTTCAGATAAAGGTAATAACAGGATTACTTGTAGATAGAAGTTTTCTACAACAGATCTCAGATATTATATTACCATCATATTTTGAATCAGATGCAAATAACTGGATAGTAGATACCATATTAGAATACTTTAAAGAGTATAAATCATCACCTACATTAGAAGTGATGAAAGTTAAACTTGAAAAAGTTGATCATGATATATTAAAAGAGCAGGTTGTTGCTCATTTAAAGGATGCATGGAAATATACAGAATCAACAGATCTAGAGTATATAAAGGATCAGGCAATGGATTTCTGTAAGAACCAAGAAATTAAAAAAGCAATTTTAGGATCTGTAGAGTTATTAAAGAATGGAGATTATGATGGTATTAAAGCCATAGTTGATGATGCATTAAAAGCTGGAGCGGATAAAGATATTGGCCATGATTATATGGTTGAAATAGACGAACGTTATACAGATGCTGTTAGAGATGTACAACCTACTCCTTGGGATGTTATTAACGAATTAACAGATGGTGGATTAGGTAAAGGTGAATTAGGAGTAATGGTTGCACCAGCTGGAATTGGTAAATCTTGGGCATTGATGAATGTTGGAGCTCATTTAGTTAAACAAGGAAAGACTGTTGTTCATTATACATTAGAGTTAAATCAAGCATATGTTGGATTGAGGTATGATTCAGTTATAACAGGTATTGCAAATCAAAATCTAAAACATTACAAAGAAGATATTAAAGAACAATTATCTAAAATAAATGGTGAGTTAATTATTAAACATTATCCAACTAAATCAGTTTCGGTAATGGGAATAAGAGCTCATATAGAAAAATGTATAATGCAAGGTAAAAAACCAGATGTTGTTATAGTAGATTATGCAGATCTCTTAAGAGGTCATGGACAAGAGAAACGACATGAACTGGAAGGTATATATGAAGACTTGAGAGGTATGGCAGGAGAATATGATATTCCAGTCTGGACAGCATCTCAAGCAAATAGATCGGCATTAGAAGAAGATGTTATTGATGCAAGTAAGATATCAGAATCATATGGTAAAGTAATGGTTGCAGATTTTGTATTATCATTATCAAGAAAGGTAGCAGATAAATTAGCAGGTACAGGAAGGTGGCATGTAATTAAGAATAGGTTTGGACCAGATGGTATTACATTACCAAGTAAGATGAATACATCAAATGGCCAATTCCATATATATGCTGAAACATCTATAGGTGGTAAAGATACACAAAAACAAATGGATGGTGGTAATGAACTTACAAGAAAATTATTGGCACGCAAATACCAAGAAATTTCAAATGAAGGTTTTGAGTAAAAAAACTTAACTTTTATTAACAAAATTGTTCATGAATGCAGTAATGCTTCATATTTATATATGAAATTAAGATGGACAGTAAAATAAAGGTTACAACTTTTTTTACGTTATAAACAAAAAAATTTAAACAAAAAAGGAAATATAATGGATATATCTACAAAAATACTCTCAGAAATTACAGTGTATATGAAATATGCAAAATTCTTGCCAAATAAGCAAAGAAGAGAAACTTGGACAGAATTAGTTACACGAAATAGAAAAATGCATCTTAAAAAATATCCTAACCTTAAGGATGAAATAATGAATGCGTATAAATTTGTACTTAAGAAGAAGGTACTTCCATCAATGAGATCAATGCAATTTGCAGGTAAACCTATTGAGATAAGTCCTAATAGAGTTTATAATTGTGCATATCTTCCTATAGATGATTGGAGGGCATTTTCAGAAACAATGTTTTTGTTGCTTGGAGGAACCGGAGTAGGATATTCAGTACAAAAACATCATGTAAATGAGTTACCTGAAATTAGAAAGCCTAATCCTAATAGAAAAAGAAGATATTTAATTGCAGATTCAATAGAAGGATGGGCTGATGCAGTTAAAATACTAATGAAATCATACTTTTTTGATGGATCAACAATTAAATTTGATTATACTGATATCAGAGCAAAAGGTGCAAGACTTGTAACTTCAGGTGGTAAAGCACCAGGTCCTCAGCCACTAAAAGAATGTTTGGTTAAGATAGAGGGTATGTTAAAAGAAAAACAAGATGGAGATAAATTATCTACATTAGAAGTACATGATATTATATGTTATATTGCAGATGCAGTATTAGCTGGAGGTATACGAAGAGCAGCTTTAATATCATTGTTCTCAGCACATGATGATGAAATGATAGCTTGTAAAACAGGTAATTGGTGGGAATTGAATCCACAGAGAGGAAGGTCAAATAACTCCGCTGTATTAATGAGACATAAAATTACTAAAGAATTCTTTATGGATATATGGAAAAGAGTTGAGTTATCTGGGGCAGGAGAACCTGGTATCTATTTATCCAATGATAAAGATTGGGGAACGAATCCATGTTGTGAGATTGCATTAAGACCTTTTCAATTTTGTAATCTATGTGAAGTAAATGTATCAAATTTAGAATCTCAAGAAGATTTTGAATTAAGAGTAAAGGCAGCTGCGTTTATAGGTACATTACAAGCAGGATATACCGAATTCCATTATCTAAGACCGGTATGGCAAAGAACAACTGAAAAAGATGCTTTAATAGGAGTTTCGATGACAGGTATAGGTTCAGGAGTTGTTTTAGGATATGATATGAAAACGGCTGCTAAAGTAGTAAAAGAAGAAAATGCAAGAGTTGCTGACCTAATAGGAATTAATCGTACGGCGAGAGCAACAACAGTTAAACCTGCAGGAACAACATCATTGACG